CTGTGACGTCATTGAATATGGAAGACAAATACCAGTCTGAGTTTGCATCATATCATCAAGGTGTGATTTTTGATGATATTTGCAACACGGCACTGGATCGCACTGATGGATCACCGACTTTGCCAGTCATAATGTTTTTGAATAACATGACAATGGCAGCTTTGAACGCTAATGCTGACATGAAAGGCAAGGTCATGATTGAACCGAAGATTGTTACCGCGACTACTAATGTCAAGGATCTTTTGTCCAATCAACTATCCAACGAGCCTCTTTCCATTAATAGACGTTTTGAAGTGACTATTACTGTTAGAGTTCGTCCTGAATATTGTAAACCTGGATCTACTATGTTGGATAGTGAGAAGATTCGCCATTTGTCTGGAAGTCAATTCCCTGATTTTGCTACATTTACTGTTGAAGAACCGCGTTACGCAGTTGATGTCACAGGTGATAAGTTCAGACCAGGGAAAACACGTCACATTACTTATGTACCTCGTACTTTTGAGGGAAGAGAGTTAGTTGACGTTGACATTAAGACATTGTTGCGCTTTTTGAAGGATGATTCTGCAAAGCATTTCGCTCATCAAGAAGCATTCGTCACTTCACAGCGCAATTTGGCCGAAATGCCGTTGTGCAAATGTGGTTTGCCAGTTGATATGTGCGAGTCCTGTCCTTTGGATTCGCAGGCCGGTATTCCCAATGTGAGTGAGGTTGTTGAATATCTCACTGCATTGGAGATCCGCATCATTGCAAGCATTAAGGCTATGCTTCAAATTTTCCTTATGTCACGTTACGGTTCAGCTATTGTAGCTTATCTCATGCGAGACAAATTGAAGGAAATTGTAGTCAAAAGTATTGGCTATTACATTGCTTGCGTTGTTATTACGCTGGGGATCGACATTATTGTGCATATCCGAGGATCATGGATGGTACTTGTTTTTACAGCGGCATATTTGTTGTATGTCGCTTACCAGTTCCGTAAAGTTCGGCGTGCCGTTATCGAGAAATTCACTGACATTCCTTTACCTTCCAAACTCATTCGTGAAATGAGTTGGAGTATGAAATTAAAATGTATGTACTTTTTGATGTCTATAGGTATTTGGAAGATTCTAGTGATGTTGGCTAGAAAGTGGAAGACGCTTCCGGTTTCTCAAGCTGCGCAGCCAATTGTTTTGAAACCTGATGCTAAATCATGGCAAAATGAAACTGAATTTTGGGACGTGCATGCGCGTGAGCGCAAGTATTGCTTTGGAGATGCAGGCATTTCTGAAAAATCTCGCACGATCTCTTTTGACAATTTCACTCGTCTCATCGGGAACAAATTGATGGTTGTTCAGAAAAGCAATGGGGAGTATTGCAACGTTGTGCCACTTAAGAGTAATATTCTTTTGCTTCCAAATCATATGGTTCCGTCTAAAACTGAGTTTGTGACGTTGACCAAGATTGGAGGTCATACTTTTAAGAATATGCCCTTGGATGATAAGGTTGCAATGCGCGTCCCTGGAACGGATTTTGCCGTTTGGTATTGTCCTGGTGCTGGGCTGCACCGTGACATTATTGACTATTATCCTAAAGACATTGATGAAGGTAAGAAAGTTGAAGTTTTTACCATTTACAATAATGAGGGAAAATTGGCAAAATTTGCGAGTATGACGGCTACCCGAGGCAAGGTCATTTCGACTCGAGGAGGAATTTTCTCAGGATACAATTATAGTTTTCCTGAAGACACCTTTGGTGGGTTATGCATGGCAACTTTGATTGGTAAGGTAAATGGTATGCCATTTATTGCCGGTCACCATCTAGCTGGAAGGGGGCGTCGAGGCGCTGCCGGCGTATTGACCAGGAAAGCTTTGTTGGACGCCATTTCCAAGCTTGATGAAAGACCTTGCATTTTAGTTTCCCATTCTGCTACTCCTTTGGAGACGCAGAGTATGGGTATACAGTTTGGACCATTGGTTGCTCCCCATAGCAAGTGTGTTACTAATGATTTGGGTTCTGAATCTAAAATTCGCGTGCATGGGGGACATCATGGTCCTTCCCGTTCTACTCCGAAGAGCGCTGTTGTTACCTCTGTTATTTCTGCTTCTGTTAAGGAAGTGATGGGTATAGAGAAAATACATGCGCCACCGAAGGAGATGGGAGCTCAACGCCATAAGGAATTAGACATCAGTGGTAAGGTAGATACTGCCACTGAATTTGATTCTGAGCTATTGAATAAGGCCGTTACTGATTATGGTCTTAGTCTTATGGCAATTCCCGATTCGGAACTCGCTAAAGTCGGCAAGATTAGTGATGATGTTAATCTTGCTGGTCTTGATGGAGTTCTTGGAATCAATGCGATGAATTTTTCTACATCAGTTGGTTTTCCTGGAAAGGGAGCCAAGACACAATTTGTTGAAAAGTCTGATCGCCATGTTAGGG